TTTAACGCATGGTGGGGAGAAGAATAATGTCATTTAGTTGGGATAGAATTTATAAATGGGAAGAAAATTACGAACGTGATATTACAGATGATGTTCGCACACAGATTTGCGATCACTATGGTGTAGAAGAAATCACAGAACTTACTGAAGAACAAATTAACGAAGTCCAAGCATTTCGAAATGAACTAAATGAATACTCAGTAATGCAATGGGGTTTTAGTAATATCTATTCAGAATGGGAAATGGAAAACGCATAATGAAATTAAGATATTCAGAAGCATTTTATAGCGTACAAGGTGAAGGCAAGTTTGTAGGAGTACCTAGTGTATTTCTACGTACCTTTGGTTGTAACTTTCGTTGTATGAATTTTGGTGTAAATACAGATAAAGATAGATGGCAACAGCACAAAGAAGGTAACCGTTACAATGCAGAAGTAAAAGCATTGATCGATGCTGGTGTGCATAAGACTACAGAAAAGTTTGAAGACTTGCCTATTATTCACACAGGCTGTGACACATATGCAAGCATCTATCCAGAGTTTAAAGACTTCAACAAACTAGCAGAAGTTGATGAAGTTGTTGATCATTTAATTAGTTTATTACCAGAAGGTAAATGGACTATGGATAACGGACAAGATATTCATCTTATTCTTACCGGCGGCGAGCCACTACTTGCTTGGCAACGGTTGTATGTTGAGCTATTTGAACATCCTAAAATGAGGGACTTAAAAAATGTCACAATTGAAACTAACACTACACAACCTTTACACGATGACTTCTTCGATTATCTCAACGATAATGACAGAATTCAAGTTACATTTAGTTGCTCACCAAAGCTCTCCGTTTCAGGGGAATCTTGGAGTGATGCTATTAAGCCTAACGTTGCTCATGAGTATTCCCTTGTTGATGGTAGCGATATGTACTTTAAGTTTGTTGTTGCTACTATGGACGACTTTGAAGAAGTTGGTCGTGCTGTTCAAGAATATCGTGATGCAGGCATCGAGTGTCCAGTATATCTTATGCCGCTTGGCGGACGTTCGGAAGAGTATAATCTCAATGTTAAAGAGGTCGCCGAAGCATGTATGGAGCGAGGTTGGCGCTTCACACCAAGACTCCACATATCACTATTCGGAAATGCATGGGGGACCTAAGACTGTGGAAAAAGCAAAGAAGCACGAACAAGCATTTGAAGCACCAGTATTTGAAAAAGGCTATCCATCATACGAAGCTGTCAATCGTAAAGAGCCAGAGTATGATCCAGAATTAGAAAAAAGAGCAAGGGAGGCAGGACTATGAGTATGTGGGATAAACTAAAGCAAGGCTTAGGAGTTACGCCTAAAATTATTGCTGACGAGAAGGAACCTACTACAGAAGAACAGCGTAGAGCAGTTCTTGACAAGGAAAAAGAAGAAGCAACTAAAAAAGGAGAGCCTTGGGTTGCTGTACTTGATACACAAGTTAATCCAGACAATATTCGAAACGGTTTCTTTGAACTAGACTGGAACAATGAGTTTATTGAACAACTTCTTGATGCCGGTTATTCTGGTGAAACAAATGAACAAATTGTAGATGCTTGGTTTAGAACCATTGTTATTCAGATGTTAGAAGATGAAGGTATGGAAACTGATAGAGAAATGGGCTATATTAATGTTGTTCCTATGGACAAAGGAAGAAGTTCAGTATCGTGATAATTAATTTAAAAGATCCTAGCAAAGGCCATTTTTATGTTAGTCTAGTTAAAAGTGCATTGCGTATTGCCGCTGGTGCTTTTTTGGTAACAGGAAACTTGACTTTTGCAGGAATATTGTTTATACTAGCAGAAGTATTAGGAATAGTAGAGGAGTTAGTATGAGCACGTATATATTGGTAGATACTGCAAATACTTTTTTTAGAGCACGACACGTAGTACGTGGTGATCTTGATACGAAGGTAGGAATGGCACTTCATATTACACTTAACAGTGTTAAGAAGGCTTGGACGGACTTTAATGCAGATCATGTTGTGTTCTGCTTAGAAGGTCGCAGTTGGCGTAAAGATTATTACGAGCCATATAAACGTAACAGACAAGAAACTCGTGATGCAATGACTCCTGCACAGCAAGAAGAAGATACTGTGTTTTGGGAAATCTTTGACGAGTTTAAAGACTTTATTGGTACAAAGACTAACTGTACAATGATGCGTCATCCACAACTTGAAGCAGATGATTTGATTGCAGGTTGGGTACAGGCACATCCTAATGACAATCACGTTATTATTAGCACAGACGGTGACTTTGCACAACTAATTGCACCTAACGTAAAGCAGTACAATGGCGTTAGCAATACTACAATCACACACGAAGGTTACTTTACAGACAAAGGTGAGCCTGTGATTGATAAGAAAACTAAGAAAGCAAAACCTGCTCCTGATCCACAATGGCTACTGTTTGAAAAATGTATGAGAGGTGATACAAGTGACAATGTTTTCTCGGCCTACCCAGGCGTTAGAAAGAAAGGTACAAAGAACAAAGTTGGTTTACTCGAAGCATATGGCGATAAATCCACGAAAGGTTATAATTGGAACAATCTTATGCTACAGCGTTGGGTTGATCATAATGGTGATGAACATCGCGTACTAGATGACTACAATCGCAATGTAACACTTTGTGACTTATCTGCACAGCCGACAGATATTAGAGAGATAATTAATAATACCGTTGCAGAAGTAGAACCTAAAGACATTACACAGGTTGGTATGCGTCTTATGAAGTTCTGTGCTAAGTGGGATATGCAACGTATTGCAGATCAAGCACAACTTTATGCAACACCATTACAAGCGAGGTATCCTAAATGATAGTAAAAGCAAAAGAAGTATTAAAAGATAAATTTTGGATTGTTGAAAAAGATGAACAACGAGTAGGTACGTTGTCGTTTAATGACGATCAGTATATGCTTAGTGATGCCAGCGGAACACATTTTTTTAATAAAAATCAATTAAAAAAGAGATTAGGAAAAGATGTTGAATGGCAAAAATTAACTATTAAAGAAAGTCATATTAGAGAAGTAAAAGGTTATCCTACTAGTTGCGATCCTTACAACGATATGTATGATGTAAAACGTAGACTGCCGCTGTTTACTAAAAGTGCAAAATCAAAGAGCTTGTATTGTGCTGGATATTATATTATTCACTTTGACAAAGGTTGGGTCAAGTCGTTTTGTCCTAAATTAATTACAGTTGAGCGTTACGAAACAAAAGGCCCTTTTAAAACAGAAATTGAAATGCGCCAAGCGTTGAGTGCCGCTAATGCAAGGTAACTTACTTTTTGTAGGTTGTAGTCATACAAATGGTTTTTGGGGACAACGTCATAAAGACGGCACTCTTGACAAATACATTGGTGACAAGAATAACTACGCTCAAATCTATTCAAACGAGTTAGCAGACGGCCGTTGTTATATCTATTCTAGTGCAGGTGCTAGTAATAATAAGTACCCTCGCTGGATACGACATATGACTAATACGCATAAAGACATTAAAGGTATCTTTGTACAGTCTACCTACTGGGACAGATGGGTAATGGCAGCTGATGTAAAGCAACATCATAGAACTATTGAAGTAGGACACTTTTGTAAAACTGTAAAAGAAGAAGAAAAGTTTATTTTTTATGATGACTGGAATACTACAGACTTTGATGTTGTTGAATGGTTTGAAAAGGTAAAATGGGCTAGTGTTGGAAACTATACAGAAGGATGTCCAGAGTTTAACGGAGGGTATAACTGGATAGGATTTGATACGAACTATATGCATATGAAATTTCATACCGACATTGCTACTCATCTCAAAACAGAAGAATATTTAAAAGACATTGCATTAATTGATGCAATGGTCGATGTTCCTGTGTACGTATGGCGCATCAACGACAGAACTCAACGTGCAGATACATTAGATGTTTATAAAACACTAAACAATGTAATACACATTGAGACTCCTGCAAGTGTTTGGATTAAAGAAAACTTAAATATTGATATAGAAACTATGACGTTAGATGAAGAACATTATAATGAAGAAGCACACAGATTAATTGCTCATCATTTTATTCCGGAGGTATTAAATGGAACCACTTAACACTGCACCTATACAGCAATTTATTTCTCAAGTTAAAGGGGCTGACAGTAGTAATGCTAGAGAAGTAAAGTTAGACATTCAAACTGCAAAAAGACTTGCCTTTTCTTTAGGAGAAGTAATGACTCGTCTTAACGGTGACTTAGAACAGTTACTTGCAAAACAAGCATCAGGCGACAACGAAGTCATTCAAATTACAATGGACGGTGGCTCGGGCTGGAAATAAAGTGCGTAGATAACTTCAAAAAGAGATAAATATATGCGTATATAATTTAGGAAAACGCATATGAGTAGACCAAAGCCGAATGTGCTATTAGAGCATATTGATAAGAAAACATACAAGACAGAACAAATTTTACAAGCCGAAGCAATCTGGGCGGTCTTCTACAAAGGCGAACCATTCAATTTGAAATCTGCAAATATGTTAACAAGCTATCCCGGACCTAAGTATAAAAAAGTTTCTTTTTCAAATCCCGGTCACGCAATCAACTTAGCTAAAAAATTAAACGATCTTTTTTCTTGTGACGATTTTGATGTAAGGAAACTAACACAAGGCGATCCGGTTCCGTTAATCTAATGAACTGGAAAGAAACATATACTAAAATTTTTTTAAAGCAACTAGATAAATCATATGATGAAGTTGCCTTAAAAGAACATATGCCCCAATGGTGGCAAAATACTAGAGCAAAAGATGAAGGCGGTCTTCGTTTAACTGACGAAGGTTTAAGAATGATCACTCAAGATCTTCAATTGTCAACTTACGATGTACCGTATCCTGTAGATTTTGATCTTACTACGCAAGTAGTTCTATTCCTAGACAAATTTATTGACTGTCCTTATTATATGGGCCGCAAAGGCATCACGGTAACAGACGAAAAGAAAGCATTAGAGCTGCATCTTTTCTCCGGAGACATCCGCAAATATGGTCTTATCAAAGCAATGAAGCGCCAAGAAAAAGATTAATTTTTGGTAAAATAGTGGTTGACCTTTAGGTTAGTTTAACGTATACTATATACATAGTAAGAAATTAAGCACTGATCTACTAAGAGGAATACATTATGGAAGCGACAGCAACCCGCACAGTAACACCTAATAGCGCAAAGTCTGCTATTAAACACGCACTAGTAAAACGCCGCCCAATCTTTCTTTGGGGACCTCCAGGTATTGGCAAGTCAGACATTGTAGCACAGATTACAGATAGTCTGCCTAACTCACATTTGATCGACATTCGCTTGTCACTTTGGGAACCTACAGACATTAAAGGTATTCCTTATTACTCTGCAAACGATAACGCAATGGTGTGGGGCGCACCTAGCGAACTTCCTACAGAAGAGTTTGCGGCACAATATGATAACATTGTTATCTTCTTTGACGAAATGAACTCGGCAGCGCCAGCAGTACAAGCGGCAGCATACCAGTTGATTCTTAACCGTCGAGTAGGACAGTACAAACTTCCAGACAACGTTCTTATTGTTGCGGCAGGTAACCGCGAAGCAGACAAAGGTGTAACTTATCGTATGCCTGCTCCGTTGGCTAACCGCTTTGTACACTTAGAGCTTGCAGTATCGTTTGATGACTGGTTTGGCTGGGCTGTTGAAAACAAAATTCACAAAGACGTAGTTGGTTTCCTTAACTTTAGTAAAAAAGACCTTTACGACTTTGATCCAAAATCTCCAAGTCGTTCTTTTGCAACACCTCGTTCGTGGTCGTTTGTTTCAGAACTGCTAGAAGATGAACTTGACGAAAATACAACTACAGATCTTGTTTCAGGTTCAGTAGGTGAAGGACTTGCAGTCAAGTTTATGGCGCACCGTAAGGTTGCGTCTCAGATGCCTAATCCAACTGACATTTTAGATGGTAAGGTAAAAGAGCTGAAAACTAAAGAAATCAGTGCAACGTATTCCTTAACGGTTTCACTCTGTTACGAGTTGAAGGAAGCATCTGATAAGGGCGATAAAAAGTTTGATGACAAAGTTAACAACTTCTTACGTTTTGCAATGGACAATTTCGAAACTGAACTAGTTGTTATGGGCATCAAACTTGCTCTTACACAATACGGCTTGCCAATTGATCCAGACGAAATTGAATGTTTTGATGAATTCCACGAGCGTTTTGGCAAATATATCCAAGCCGCTCAGCAAGCATAAACATAAAATGGACAGAGAAATCTGTCCATTTTTCTTGACTTTTATATCGTCTTATCGTATAATTAATTATATAGAGTAAGAAAGAGGACATTGTAATGAGCGTAGCAGGCACTAAACATTGGACACCCGATCCAGATATTACTGAAGAAGCACTTCTTGCAATGCGTGAGGAAACACTCGAACGCATTATTGTTGCACGAGTAGGCTTGCTACTTCGTCATCCATTTTTTGGTAATATGGCAACTCGTTTGCGTATTATGGCAGCAGATGATTG